AATACTGGTCTGTGGTCTATATACACTCCATTCGTTTGTTCCAGTCCATATATTGTTGCCGTTCTGTCCCTGTGCAGAGTTTCCATTGATGGTTCCTAACACAGTCAAATCTCCATTAACCGTTACATCACCTAGAAAAACATTCAAGTCTGCACCAAAGATAGTAGGATCACGTCTGTTCTCAATATGCTTTAGAGACATTTATACTATAGACCAACATTTTAATTACCGAGACAAAAGAAGTTAAAGAAATATCCATACTATAAGTATGGATGAAGAAAAGGCAAAAAAATATGATAATCACTTGAAACGGGTTAGTGAATACCAAAAAGCACACCCTGATAAGTGCCGAGATAAATGCAAGAAGTATCATGAACGTCTAAAAGAAGATCCAGAGAAATATGCAGCTCTACTGGAAAAGAAAAAAGAATATTATCAAAAGGTAAGAAAACCTAAATTAGATGCTGAAAAATCTAAAAAGAAAGAAGAAAAATCTAATAAAGTATAGATTATATATAGAAATCTAAATATAGAATAAGTATTTTAGATTTCAAATACTTAAAATAGATTATAGAAAGTAAAAATTAATTAATTTCTACCTATTTATATCTAAAATAATCTATTTTGTATTAGATTATTTTAAATACTTAGATTTCTTATTCAAATACTTAGATTTCTTTTATTGTATTTAGATTTTCAATGGTTTAGGTATAAACTCAATCTTCTTGTCTTTTAAGGAATAATCAAATGTTTCAGGTTTCATCTCAAAGTATCCTTTATAACTGATAGGTTTATCACTGGATGCCTTGCAGATATAATGACCATGCTTTGAGTAGTGTGCTTTGAATGTTTTACCTGCTTTGTTGGTATAATCTTGGATAGTAGAGTAGATACCTAACTTCTCACTATCTCCATTCCACCACAAATGATTAATCTCTACATATTTCCACACTAGACTATCTATCACTGCACGTGGGACTTTGTTTTCATCCATTTCATACAGACTTTCAGCAAATAGTTCATTCATCTTACTCAAGGTTTTTTTCTCGCACTCTTTCAAGCTGACCTGTCTGCTAATCTCGCTTTTGAGGCTCATCTCTTTGATTTCCGTTTTAGACATGTTGCTCATCTTCCTACTTTAAGTATGGATATGCCTTTAAGTTCATTTTTGTCTTAATCACATTATCTATACTTATTCCATCTCCATCTCTTGATAACATTCTATACAGTATTCTCCTCCTCCTTGACCTGAAATTTTGCACCATTTATACATGTGAAGTTCTTTAAGACAAGTATCGCATCCTCGTCCTAATCCAGTATCTTGTTCAGGGTTCTCTCTAACGTAACACATATCGCATTTGTTAGCGTAAGACATGAAATATTTTGCTTCTGTTTCTTCTAGACATAGATCACAGATACAAGCTTCGGTTTTCTTCAAGTGTTGTCTAATAATTTTTGCAGTGGGTGACTTACCTACAAAAGAGTAGATAGCATTTGCAATTTCAATAGGAAGACGCATCGTGATTTCAGTCATCGTAATACTTATTGTATGGATACACCTTTAAATCTATTTTTTAAAGAACTAAATACCAACTACCTTAATCTTAGGATTATCTTTTTGATATTGTATTTTTTCTATGAGTTCAACTAATTTTTGGACATTAAACTTTAAGGCACTGATTTGTCTCGCCTTCATCTGGAACAACTTGACCAACTTCTCATCATCTGTCTTGTGAGTAGGATTAAAGAGTTCATGTTCTGCATTGTGCAAATCCTTGATAAGATTAGTAAGATAACTTTGATTTACATGAGACATATAATCTATAGGTATATTTTATTTTTAGATTATTACGAATGTTGTGTCTACTGTTGTATCTATCCATTCATCATCTAATAAAATAAGGTCTTTGATTGGGATATAGATGTATTCCTTTTCATCTGCCTTAAACTTTGCACGTGAGAACATGCGTCGTTCATACATTTTAAACTTTTCTTCATCATATTCAATATAATAAATCTCATTCTGGTCTTCCTTTACAAAATTAAAAACAAAAATATTAGTCTTGCTTGTATCACTGATCTTGTTTAAAGTAAGTAAGGTAGTAGGGTATGCATTGTAAGAGTTCTTTCTACTTTTAATTTCTATATTAGTTGTCTCATTCACCGCATCATACTTTGCATATCTTCCTTGGGGTCTTAAACCTTTCCATTTCGCTTCTAAAATTGGAAATATTTTCTGTTGTTGTTGTTCTCCCCAAATGTAGTCATTTTCATAGTTTACCATCTATAATATACTTTTAGATTTTATTTTAGGAAATAAACGAATTAAAATACTTATTGCCTAAATAATCAAAAAAATAATATGTCCTTATTGTAAATGGTGAATACAGATAACATGATGAAATCTCCTTTACCCTTAGATGAGGATACAATTGTTCAACGAATTGGAACCAGCTTAACAGATGGGGACATCGCTCGGTATTTTGGTGATGGTGCAGAAAGCAAGATACTCAAATATAGTGAACTTGCAAATTATAGACATATTGATGAACTTCTCCCTAAAGAAAGAGATTTTAGAGTTATCTTAGTGGAACACGAAAACAATCAAGGTCATTGGTGTTGTATCATGAAATATAACAAGACCATTGAATGGTTTAATCCTTACGGGGTTCGCCCTGATGGTCAAAAGAACCTATTGGGAAAGATACGTAACCAGATGCTTGGACAAGCGGAAGACTACATGACAAATCTCATGAAATCATCCAAAGGATACAAACTAATTTATAATAAAGCAAGACTGCAGAAACTGAGACAAGGTATCAACACTTGCGGTCGTTGGATCATCTTACGAATTATCTGTATGAAAGACATGATGATGGATTTAAAAATGTTTAATAAAATGATAAAAGATACACAAAAAGCAACAGGTCTACCTAACGATGCACTTGTCGCTATATGGATAGGATAAAAATAAAGTGATATCTATATGCCTACCCCAGTGGACACAGAACTGTATGATGCCGTCAAACAACGATCCAATACCATCTACTCCAAACCCAGTGCATACAAGAGTGGATGGATTGTTAGAACATATAAATCGCTCGGTGGTGAATACCGTGAGGATAACCAACCAAAGAAACTAAAACAATGGTTCAAGGAAAAATGGACTGATGTAGCTGACAAAGACCAATACCCCGTCTTAAGACCCACTGTTCGTGTGAACAAGACTACACCCTTGACCGTTGCAGAGATTGACCCTACTGACCTAAAAAAACAAATTGAGACAAAACAAAAAATTAAAGGTAAGACTTTGTCTCCATTTCTAAAGAAGGGTCTTCGCAAAGCATCGGGATAATTCCTGTAAGAGTGGTTCGCAACGGGTTCGTTTGACTTGGTTGAATGCAAGACACCACTTCAAAGCATCTTCTTGTTCTTTACACTCCATTATAGAAAGATTAGATTAAAAATATAAGAAATAAGAAATATATTTTTTTCATTTCTTATATTCTTATATTTTGTCTCAGTCTTTCTTGATATAGTTTGTCTGTGCAGTTCCTGTAGAAGTTCCCATAGCTTGTGTGTCTGCCTTCATCTCTTTCATTACGTCGGCATACTTATCAGTAAGGTAAAGTTTTCTCAACATACTAGATCCAATCTTAGAACCAAATATTTTATAAAGCATACGAGTAAGAGAATTGTTCTGTGTAAATGGTTCACCCTTCTCATCCACTAACAAAGGAATGAGTGCATCCTTTTCTTTTAGTTTTGCCTTTAGAGGATGAAATTTAAGATAAAAGTCTATAATCTCCCTAAGTAAAGGGTTCGCTTCACATGTTTGTGTCTTGTAAGTTCCTTGTGTCTTGTAGTTGTTAAAGTGAAATTCATTCTTAAATAAATCAAAAAAGTTCTTTTCTGTTCCTAGTTCAGGTTTATATTTCTTGGTAATGTAGGCATCTTGATAGTCCTTGTTACGTCGTGGTTTCTGCAAGACAAACAGTGATAAAACAACAAGATGTAGAAGTTTCTCATACTCTTCTGTAGTTAGTTTCTTTTTATCTTTTAGTTCTTCAATGACCTTCATATTTGTCTCAAACTTTTCTTTGACTGCATCTTGTCCAATCCACTCCTTCTCTTCCTTCTCTGTCTTCTCCGTGTTGTCCTTCAGGGACTTGTTCATGCCGTCCAAGATAGCGTAGTAACTATCATACAACTTACTGTATTTCTTTTGTTTTTCTTTTAGAGATTTTAGAAGTGAGACAATAGAGATGATATAACTACGTTGGGTATTTGGTTTATATTTTTCTAATTTTTCCTTGACTGCATCTACATTGTCCAAGAATTTGAGGTTTTTAATTACTCCCCCGTTAAGTCGGGTAAGATTTGCTAAATAAAGTTTCTTTGAACTTTCAGTAATATTTTTACTCGTAAAAATCTCGTTCAAATCCATTATAGAATAGAAAGATAAAATATTTTCTATCTTCATTTTATAATGGACTTTTACAGCTTAGGGTTCTACCTCTACCTTTTGTCTCAGTCAGTCTATCAACGTTTTCTTGTGATGTATGCAAGGGTTAAACGTCTTCACTAATTGGATTTTCTGTTCTTACATCTTCCCGTAGTTCAATATCTACGGCACGATGTATCTCAATCATACCCCAACAAAGATTAACCTTATCACACTTGCTCTTGTAAGCAATTGCAAACAATGCTAACACGAACCCACCTGCAAAGGTATAGAAGGAAGTCCAAAAGATTTGCTGTTCTGTGTCCATACAATAGGTAAAGATTATCCTATACGACTGTATGTTGTTCCAGTATAATCCACGGCAAATCTCGCAACCGTTCCACCATTCGTTGCACTCGGGGAAACGGCAATAGTAGCAATGGTAGTGGCGGCGGGATACTGTATCGCTATTGTATTTACGGTGGATTTATTACAGATACCATACCAATGTCCAATCGTTCCCGCAGACGGGGCGGGTAATACAAAGATACGACCCGCTGCAAGAGGCGTATTAAGGGTCGTTTGAAATGCGTTTGCGGTAGTCAATGTAGTCGTTCCACTCGTAACAGCATTGATCGCCGTCTTTTCTATTATTCCACATTGAAGACTTGTATATCCAGTCCCAAAAGAAAGATTACGACGATTGACAATATCGCCTAGTGAAGATACGGTTTGGACGAGTTGGTTCTGTAAAGTCATACTGTAAGCGGTGCTTCCAAAACTGATTTCTCCCCCTATTCCCGTTACGGGATCACTAATACCTAATTTCACATAGTTATTTGTGCCGTCATTTGCATCAGTAAACAATTTAACGTAACTTTCGGGAAGTGTTTCCCCCGCATTTCCACAAGTGATAAGGACTTCGTCGCCGTTTGCTCCGCCCAAGTCTATTTTATTCACATTTGCGGGATAAGGCGGGGACTGTGTCGCATCACTAAACGCTTGTAAGATTGCTCTTGGCGGAACAACACCATCAATATTACCCGAGTCAAGTTCCAACCTTGCGTATCCAGTATTAGAAGTTTGATTGGCGGAATGAGTTTGAAGGACGGAAGTCGCATTATCCACACCTTCCATGAGTATATTTTGCACATATAGAGTTCCGTCCCCCGTAGAAGGACTTGCCGTATTCATATAAGTATCAAAAGGCGTTGTGATATCAATAGTTCCCCCCGTTGAGAATAAAGCGTAATTCCCGTTTGATCCAGTCCCGTTATAACTGTAAGAAGTAAGTTGGTTTGTAATACCGTCATCAAACTCAACATCAATACCACTCGCAAATACATTGGTAGATACAAATGTGAGTAAATTATTTATCCCGAAGTTTACGACGGGTAAGGTTGCATTATTCCCCGCCGTCAAGACCTGCTGAAAGGTGGGTATTGCACTAGTGGGCGGATACG